CAGATCCGCAAGGCAGGGGACACCCCGGCCGACACGATCAAGACCGCGCAGGAGTTCCTCGACTGGATCGATCCGCCGGCCGCGAAGCCGGCGGATCTGATCCAGAAATCCGGGCAGCGGCCGCGGCGCTAGGCGGTCCGGTGACTGGCCCGACCAGGGCCCGCGACGGCGCGGCGATCAGCGCAAGGAGGGGTCCGGCGCAAGCCGGGGAGCTCAACCGCTACGTCAACCGCCGGCCATGCCGGCAGAAAACCTAGTGGAGGACAGAGATGTCCACGCAGATCACGACCGCGATGCGGAACCAGTTCAGCGAGGATGCCTACCACCTCGCGCAGCAGAAGGCATCGCGACTGATGCCTTACGTCACGGTCGAGGACCAGAACTCCGAGTTCGCGTTCTACGACCAGATCGGCAGCGTCACGCCCGTCGAGCGCACGAGCAGGCACGCCGACACGCCGTTCACCGAGGTCCCGCACTCCCGCCGCCGCGTCGGCCTGCGCGACTTCGAGATGGGCGAGATCATCGACAGCCAGGACAAGCTCCGCATGGCGTTCGACCCGGCGGGTCGCTACGTCCAGGCGTTCGGCTTCGCGATGGGCCGACAGATGGACCAGGTGATCCTCGACGCGTTCTTCGCGGCCGCGGATACCGGCAAGAGCGGCGGCACCGCCGTCTCGTTCTCCGCCGGCAACCAGATCGCCGTCGACTACGTCGAAACCGGCGCGACCGCCAACTCGAGCCTCACGGTCGGCAAGCTGCGCTACGCGCGCCAGCTGCTGCTCGACGCCGAGGCCGCCGAGGAGAACGAGGAGCTCTACATCGCGTGCAGCCAGCGCGAGATCAGCGGGCTCATGCGGACGACCGAGGTCGGCTCGAAGGACTACAACGAGATCCAGCCGCTGGTCTCCGGCAACGTCGACGCCTTCATGGGCTTCCGGTTCATCCGCATCGCGCCGGGCCGGCTCGCGGTCGACGGCTCGAGCAATCGTCGCATCCCCGTGTGGGGCAAGAGCGGGATGCTCTTCGCGCGCGGCGAGGGCCCGGTGACCAACGCGGCGCCCGACCCGACCAAGGGATTCAATGTCAGGCTGCACATGAAGGCGTCCTTCGGTGCGACCCGCATGGAAGAGGCCAAGGTCGTCGAGATCAAGTGCCACCCGACCACGTTCTGACCGAGGAGCGCAGACCATGCCCAGCACCATCGCAACCGCGCTCGCCGCGACGTTCAAGGACTATCCCGCTTCCGCCCTGGTCGGCGGCAAGCTCGAGGTCCTGTCGCAGGAGCGGTTCACCCTCGCGTCCGACGCGACCGGCGCGTACAACATCGGACCGGTCATCCCGGCCGGCGCCGTGCCGCTCGTCGGGATCCTCACCTCGACGGTGTCGCTCGGCACCTCGACCATCGCCATCGGCATCACCGGCACGACGGGCAAGTACCGCGCCGCCGCGGTGTTCACGGCGGTCGACACGCCCACGCTCTTCGGCGTGGCGTCGGTCATGGGCCAGGCGCTGACCGCCGCCGAGCAGCTGCTGATGACCGTCGCGGTCGCGGCGCTGCCGGCGTCCGGCACGCTGCACATCGCGCTGCTCGGCCGCCGCAACGGCTGAGAAGGGGCGGGCCGGGCGCAAGCCCGGCCCGCGCTCGCTCGATGGCGGAATCGGTCGTCTCGATCGTCAACCTCGCGCTCGACATGCTCGGCTCTGAGCCGATCCTGTCGCTCGAGGACAGCGTCAAGCAGGCCAGGCTCGCGAAGCGGGCCTGGCCGACCGCCCGCGACTACGTCCTGCGCGCGTATCCCTGGCACTTCGCCAGGCGCCGCGCCCGCCTGCCGGCGCTCGCCACGCCGCCGGTCCACACCTACACCGCGCAATTCCAGCTTCCGCAGGGGCCGGACCCGGCCTATTGCCTGCGCGTCCTGACGATCGACGACGAGCCGATCGCGAATTTCGACGGCGTGATCGAGGGCCGCGCGGTCCTCTGCTACGAGACCGGACCGCTCGATATCGGCTACATCGCGCGCATCGAGGACCCGCAGCAGCACGACGCGATGTTCGACGAGGCGATCGCGCTCTATCTCGCCTGGCGGCTCACCATCGGCCTCGAGAACGCGGCCTCGCGCCGCGACGAGCTCTGGCGGCTCTACGAGCGCGTCGTCAGCGAGGCGCGGGCGGTCGATGCGTCGGAGAGCCCGACCGGGGAATTCGTCGCCGACGACTGGCTCGCCGCGCGGTACTGATGCCGCGCGTCGCCCCCATCGTCACCAACCTCAACGCCGGTGAATGGTCGCCGCGGCTCTATGGCCGCGTCGACCTGCAGAAGTACCCGAACGCCGCGCGCGAGATCCGAAACTTCCTGCCGCTGGTCGAGGGCTGCGTCACCAAGAGACCGGGGACCCGCTACGTCGCGTCGACCAAGGGCAACGCGGTCGCGCGGCTCATGCCGTTCGAGTTCAACACCGAGCAGAGCTACATCCTCGAATTCACCGACCTGGCGGTGCGGATCTATCGCGGCAAGGCGCGGGTCGAAAGCCCGCCGGGCACGCCTGTCGAGATCGCGACGCCCTGGCCGGCAGCCACGCTGTTCGAGCTCGGCTTCGTGCAGTCGGCCGACACGCTCTACATCGTCCACCCCGACTATGCGCCGCGCAAGATCACGCGGACGTCGGACACCTCCTGGTCGATCGCGACCGTCGACTGGCTCGACGGCCCCTATCTCGACCAGAACACGACCACGACGACGCTGACCCCGGCGGCCACGACGGGCAGCGGCGTCAACCTGACCGCGTCGGCGCTAGCCGGCATCAATGGCGGCGCCGGCTTCTCCGCGGCCGACGTCGGCCGGCTTGTGCGGCTCAAGCACTCCGGCACGACCTGGGGCTGGGCGAAGATCGCGTCCTACGTCTCCACGACGCAGGTGACCATCGACATCCAGCGGGCGTTCGGTGCGGCGACCGCGAGCTCCGAGTGGCGGCTCGGCGCCTGGGGCGGCGCGCGCGGCTGGCCGCGGGCGATCACGTTCCACGAGGAGAGGCTCTGGCTGGCGTCGTCGAAGGCGCAACTGCAGACGCTCTGGTCGAGCAACACCGGCGACTTCGAGAACCTGCAGCCGACGTCCTATGGACCCTCGCCGACGGCGGCGGTGCTGGCCGACAACGGCATCACCTACACGCTCGCCGACGACCGCGTGAACGCCGTGCTCTGGCTGAACTCGGGCGACGTCCTGGCGGCCGGCACGCGCGGCGGCGAGTTCATCGTGCGCGCGTCGAGCCTGAACGAGGCGATCACGCCGGACAACTGCACGGCGCGGCGGTCGGGCACGCGCGGCTCGGCGCCGGTCCAGCCGGTGCGCGTCGACGACGCCGTGCTCTACGTCCAGCGAAACCGCCGCTCCATTCTGCAGATCAACTACGACGTCCAGCGCGACGGCTACAGCTCGGTCGATATCACCCGGCTGGCGCGCCACCTGGTGCGCGGCCAGGTGCGGCAGATCGCCTGGCAGGCCGAGCCCTGGGCGGTCGTCTGGGCGTGCCTCGAGGACGGCACGCTCGCCGGCATGACCTATGTGCGCGAGCAGGACGTCGTCGGCTGGCACCGGCATCAGCTGGGCGGCACCGCGGTCAAGGTCCTGTCGGTCGCCTCGATCACGACCTCGAGCGAGGCCGAGCTCTGGATGGTCGTGGAGCGGACGATCAACGGCTCGACGGTGCGCTATGTCGAGGTCCTCGAGCCCGAATTCTATGCCGCGTCCGACGCTGACCTGGCCGACGCGTGGTTCGTCGATAGCGCGCTCGCGTATTCCGGCGCCGCGTCGTCGACCCTGTCGGGGCTCGGTCACCTGGTCGGCCAGACCGTGTCGATCCTCGCGAATGGTGCGGTCCACCCGCCGCGCGTCGTGTCTGCCGGCGGCTCGGTCACGCTCGACTACGCGGTCACCAAGGCGATCGTCGGGCTGCCGTTCACATCGCGCCTCGAGACCATGAACCTCGAGGCCGGCGGCGCCGACGGCACCGCCCAGGGCAAGCGGCAGCGCATCCACCGGGTCGTGCTGCGGCTGTTCCAGACGGTCGGTGCAGAGATCGGCTGGCCCGGCGGCGCGCTGGACGAGGTGCCCTGGCGGCGGCCGAGCGACCCGATGGGCTCGCCGCCGGCGCTGTTCACCGGCGACAAGCGCATCAACCCGCCCGCGGACTGGGAGGACTACGCGCGCGTCGTCGTGCAGTCCGCGCTGCCGACGCCGATGACGGTCGCCGCAATCATGCCGCGCCTCACCACCAACGACGGATGACGTCACCATGTGCTTCCTTGCAGAGCCGCTCTTGGCTGCCAACGCGCTCTATGCGGGGTCCAGCGCGGTTACCGTCGGGCAGGCGCTCGGCGTCGCCGGCACCGCGCTTTCGGCTGTCGGCACGCTGCAGCAGGGCATCGCCCAGGGCCGCGCGTCGGACTACAACGCGCAGGTAGCCGAGCAGAACGCGACCGCCGCGCGGCAGAAGGCGGCATTCGACGAGGCCGCGCGCCGCGAGCAGCTGCAACGCGTCCAAGCCTCGGCCCGCGCGGCGATCGGCAAGAGCGGCGCGGATTTCTCGGGATCGGCGCTCGACCTCATGGCGCAGAACGCCGCGCAGGCCGAGCTCGACGCGCTCGCGATCCGGTATGGCGGCGAGGTTCGCGCAAGCGGGCTGCAGGCGCAGGCCGAGCTCGACAGGTTCCAGGCTGACGCCTCGAGGACCGGCGGGTATTTCGGCGCCGGCGCGCGCGCGCTGCAGGGCGCGTTCATGCTGTCTCCGAGCGCGAAGGAATCGGTTTCCGCGGGGCTGCGCCGCGGCGGCGTCGGCGGCGTAGCGGTGGACTGAACCAATGGCAATCCGCATCCCGACCATCGAGCGGCAGGCGTCGATCCCCGGCGAGACATACGCCCCGCGCCAGGCGCCCGAGCGCGCCGGCGCCGGTGCCGGCCAGCTGGCCGACGCCGCGTTCAGCTTCGCCAGGCAGGCCGACGCGATCAGCGACCGGATCCGCCAGGAGCAGGACATCGCCGATGTCGGTCGCGCAATGGCCGACGGCCGAGTGCATTTCATCAAGGTCGCGCGCGACCTCGAGGCGTCGGCGCCCGCCGACGGCACCGGCCACGAGCAGCGCGTGCAGCAGGCGTTCGACGCCTGGACCGGAGAGCGCCTCGCGCAGGTCTCGCCGACCGCCCGGCCCTACCTGCAGACGAGGCTCGAGGCGCTGCGCGCCGGGCTGATCGGTCGCGCGCTCGAGTTCCAGACCGCGCTGCGCGTGGGCGCGCGCGTGCGCGGATTCGAGGAAACCATCAACGGCAACCTCAGCGCGGTCTACCAGGACGGCCGGCAATACGAGGCCGCGATCGGCGACCTAACGGGGCAGATCACGGCGACGCAGGACCTGCCCGAATACAAGAAGACGGAACTGATCCAGAAGATGCGCGAGCGGGCGGCGGTCGCGCTGCTCAACGGCATGATCGACCGCAAGGAGTTCGACGCCGCGAAACGGCGCATCGACGCCGGCGAATTCAACGCGGCGCTTGGACCGGAGAAGCTCAACACGCTTCGCGACCAATGGCAGCGCGGCGTCGACCGGGCGAGGCACGAGGCCGAGGTAGCCGCGGCTCGCGCGAAGGCGGCGCAGGCCAAGGAATTCCGGCGCAAGTATGCCGACGACCTGGCGGCAGCCGACGCGCTCGGCACCGGCGCCGGGCAAGGCGGCGGCTTCCTGGTCTCCGATGACCAGCTGCGCGCGGTCTTCGACGATCGCGCCGACGAGCTCATCGAGGCGCGCAGCGATCGCATCGCGACCTACAACATTAACCGCCAGGTCGCCGGCATGACCCGCGACCAGATGGACGAGGTGCTCCGCGAGGCGGCGCCCGCCGCCGGGCCCGGCATGGCGGGACGGCTCAAGAACTGGACGCGCACCGTGCGCGCCGTGACTGCGCGCCGCGACGAGCTCAACAAGACCGAGTTCGACGACGTCAAGCGCAAGCTCGAGAACGACTACGCTGCCGCGGAATTGACCGGCCAGGGCGCCGGCGAGGGCGGTGCGTGGCAGGTCTCGGACGAGACGCTGCAGCGCGTGCTGGGCGACAAGCAGGCCGCCGACATCATCGCAGCGCGCGACGAGATGAAGCGGTTCAACCAGCTGGGCCGCGACGCAGCCGCCATGGAGCCGTCCGAGCGCGCCGAGCTCGCGCGGATTACGGCGCCGGAGCAGGGCCGCGGCGACTTTGCGGGCGCGCTGAAGCGGTACAAGAATTTCCTGGGCGTGCTGGACGGGCTCAACCGTGCCGACGCGCAGCAGCGCCGGCACGAGACGGATCGGCGCGTAGCCGACGACCTCGCATCGTTCCAGCGTCGCGGCACCGGTGCCGGCCAGAATGGCGAGCGGCTCGTGACCTACCAGGACCTCGTGGACGTCTACGGGCCGGCGACCGCCGACAAGCTCGAGGAGGAATACCGGTCGCAGGCCGAGGCGACGGCGAACATTCGCGACCTGGCGCGCACCGGCGCCGCCGGCGACCAGGCGCGTCTCAACGCGCGCGTGCCGGCAGGACCTGGCTACGCGCAGCGCGCCGCGGCAGAGGATCGCCTGGTCGCGGCGATCGCCGACAAGCGCCGCGCGCTCGCGGATGATCCGGCAGGATGGGTTATCGCGAACGTGCCGGAGATAGCGAGCGCGTTCAGCGCCGCCATCCGGCCGGACGGGACCATCGACGAGGATCTCCGCGCGAGCGCCACGCAGGCGCTGCTTGACGAGCAGGAGCGGCAAGGCGTGCCACGCGCGCAGCAGGCGCTGTTGGGCAAGGCCCGCGCCGCGGCCGAGGTCGAGCGCCTGGGCGGCCTCGACGTCGACCGCCGCGCCACCGAGCTCGGCGCGACGTTGCCGCGATTTTATGGCGCGTCGTGGCCTGCCGTGTTCGGCGAGCTTCAGCGCGCCGGGCTATCCGGCGCCGAAATCGCGATCCCGCTGGTGCAGGACCCCAAGGCGCGCGTCGAACTGACTGCGGCGCTCGCGCGCCCGCACGCCGAGCTCCTCAAGGCAGCCGGTGCAGACGCCAAGAAGGACCTCGACAAGGACCTGCCGGTCCTGCTGGACAATCTGCGCCGCTCGCTCGGTCGCGCGACCGACGGATCGGCGCGCTACAGCGGCATCGCGACCGCGGTCGAAAAGCTGGCGCTGCGATACGCCGGCGCGGGCATGTCCACCAGCGAAGCGGCGCGCAAGGCCTACGACGAGATCGTCGGCCAGCGATACGAATTCGCACCGATGTCCGAAGGCAGCTATCGCGTGCCGCGTCGGCCGGACCTGACGCCGGCGTCGACCAAGGTTGCGGTTGAATTTGCGCTTTCCGAGATGCGCCCGACCGACCTGGCAGACGTCGCGGCCAGCCGCCCGGGCACCAAGGCCGGAGACGACAACGCCAAGCTCCTCGACACGCTGCGCCGCGGCGGCTTCGTGCTGACGAACAACGCGAACGACACCGGCGTGCTCGTGCTCGACCGCAGCGGCGTCCCGGTCGAAACCGCAAAAGGAAAGCCGCTCGAAATCCTGTTCTCCGACGTCGCTGGGCTCAATCAGCTGAAGGACGCGCGCGACGACCTCGAGCGCGCGAAGGCGCGCGCGGAGCAGGATGCAGCTGCAGCCCGCAGCCGCGACATGGCGGCGGCGGCTCTGCAGCGCGAGATCGACGCGGCGCGCGCCCTGGCCGCGCGACAGGACGAGATAGGCTTCGCGCGCTCGTTCCGCGAAGTGATGACCAGGCCGGCCGAGCCGTCGAAGCCGTGGCTCGACGTCAACATCGACCTCCTGGACATCGCGAGCCGCTGGCTCAATCTGCGAGACATCTACGGGCTCGAACCGGACGAGCAAAAGCGCGCGCTCGAGCGCATCCGCCAGAAGGACCCGCAGCGCGCGCGAATGCTGCAGGAGCGCATAGACCCGGCCGGCGCCCGCGCCGCGCCCCTGACGGACGAAGCCCGCCCGGCGCCGGCCACGCAACGCCCGGGCGGGCCGCGCTAAATGGACATCGGCATCTTCACCTCCGGCCTGCCGGACTACCGCGAGCAGCGCGCGCGCGGCCTCGAGGTCGTGCCGTCGACGTCTGGACAGGGCATATCGGCAGCGTTCAGCGAGGCGCTGCGGAGCAATCCGACGGCGTCGATCATGCGCTCGATCGATCGCGGGCAAGCCGAAAGCTCGATGCTGTCCGCGGCCGAGGCGCAGCGTCGGTTCGGCATCGAGGGGCACCTCAAGTTCTCCGAGGACGTCCCCGAGCACGTCGCGCGCGACCTGCGCGAGCTCAAGGACCAGGAGCTCTACCTGCAGCAGGTCCGGCGCCGCTCGCCGTCTGGCTTCGTCCAAGGTGCGGCGGAGCTCGGCGCGGGCTTCGTCGGCGGCGCGATCGACCCCATCAACATCGCGAGTGCCTTCGTGCCGTTCGTGCGCGAGGCGCGCATGGCATCGATGACTGCCAGCTGGGGCAAGAACGCAGCCCGCCTGGCCGCCGGTGCGATCGAGGGCGCTGCCGGCGCCGCGTTGGTCGAGCCGATCGTGTTGGGCGTCGCCCGCCAGGAGCAGGCCGATTACACCGCGCTCGACAGTCTTCTCAACGTCGCCTTCGGCACCGCCCTGGGCGGCGGTTTGCATTGGGGCGTTGGTGCGATCGGCGACGCCGTGTCAGCCGGGAGGGGCGCCACTCCTGCCGTCCCCCCGGCGCCGGCGCCGGGGGGACGGC